AATTAACCGCTTTTTTGCAACAATTAACCCCCACCTACAAATCCCACTAACTATGAACCTGAAAAACGCAATCGAATCCCTGCGAAGTGAACTTCGTAAATTCAGCACCCAAAAGCAGTCCTTTGCCGACTACAAGTTGACCGATGGCACGGTTGTCCGTGTTGACGGGGACCTCGTTGCCGGAACTGCCGTTTACGTTGTTGCCGAAGACGGCACGTTACCTGCCCCCGATGGCGAACACGTTGTCGAAGGCGTTGGCACTATCAAGACCGAAGGAGGCAAGATCGTCGAGGTCATCGCTGCCGAAGTAGCAACCCCCGAAATCGAAGCCTTTCGTTGTGGCGTACCCGTTGCTGCTGAAATCACCCCCGAAGTAGCCGTTGAGGTAACCGAAGAAATCAAGGAGGCTTATCCTGCCATGACCCCCGAAGTTGTGGAGGCCATCGTTGCCAAGCACCTCGGAGCCATCATGGAAGAACTCAAGGCTGCCTATGCTGAAATGGGCAAGATGAAGGAGAAAATGTCCGCCTTCGCATCGCAGGTTGAAACCATGGCCGACATCGTCGAAAAGGTTTCCGAACTACCAGCCGAAGCCCCCAAAGCCAGCGGTTCCGCAATCGTTGAGCAACGCAAGGCCCAAGCCTCGCAGAACTTCAACGCACTCGCACAAGCACTTCAATCACTCAAAAAAAACTAAACCCCTAAACCCCCACTAACCATGGCATACAATTTTGGCAATCTAAACGCCTACACCGACCAAGAGAGGCTTCCTCTCATCACCAAGGCCGTATTCTCGGCCAAGTCAGCATCTTTATTCACCAAGCAAGTTGGTGTTAAGTTCGCTGCTGCGTTGAACCTCATGGACACCGATGCAGTTCTGCAAAGCGGTGATCTTTGCGGTTACACAAGTTCAGGCACAACCACATTCAGTCAGCGTGTCGTAACAGTTGGCCGTATGAAGGTCATGGAAACTTTGTGTCCTCGCTCCTTGGAGCAGTACTGGATGCAGACCCAGTTGACTGCTGGCTCAATGTACGATGGCGTTCCTTTTGAGCAGGCTTTCGCTGAGCAAAAAGCCCTTCGCATTGCCGAGGCTTTGGAAACCGCTATCTGGCAGGGTAACACTTACTTTTCAGGCGTTAACCAGTTGTTGAATGCTGCTTCTGCTACCGTTGTTCTTGCAAACGCTTCCAGCACAACTTGGAACCCAGTTTCTGCTTCCGTTGGAATCACCGCAACCAACATCATCGGAATCTTTGACAAGATTTACAACGACATCCCACAGGCCATCCTGACCAAGCAAGACCTCGTAATCTTCTGCGGATGGAACAACTACCGCACCTTGGTTCAAGCCTTCAAGCAAGGAAATGCCACGGGTGGTTTGGCGGTATTGTACAACCAAGTTGACCTTGCGAGCCTTGCCAATGGTGAGTTCATCTACCCCGGCACAAACGTCCGTGTAATTGCAGTTCCCGGCTTGACCAACACGAACCGAATCGTTTGCACATACCTCGGCAACCTGTTTTACGCGACCGATTTGCTGTCCGACGAAGAGCAGTTTTCCATCTTTTATGCGCGCGAAAACGACGAAATCCGAAGTATCGCAGCCTTCAAAGCAGGTGTCCAAATCGCTTACCCCGACTTGGTTGTTGACTTCCGATTGGCCTAATGTGTAGGGGGGGAGGGAAACCTCCCCCTGCTTTTTGTTCCTTGAAACTTAAACCCCAAATACACATATGTCCTGCGCACTAACAACTGGTTACACACTCGGCTGCCGTGATTCAGTCGGTGGCATCAAAGCAATTTACGTCCAAAACTGGATTTCTACCGGGTCTTGTAACACTAACCTTTCAGGTGCGGTTACGGGGTTCACCGGGTACAATGCAAGCGGTTTTTTTGAATACGACTTGACCAAAGCCACGTCATCCATGACCGAAACTTTGAATGCAAGCATGGAGAATGGCACAATCTTCTACTCACCGGAGGTTACATTCACCATCAACAAAATGCAAGTCGCAGTACGCAATGAACTCCGTTTGCTCGCTCGTAGTAAAGTCATCGTCATCGTTCAAGACAACAACAGTCGTTACTGGTTGCTGGGTGCTATAAATGGCCTTGAGGCAACCGCTGGAACTGCTGGAAGTGGTACTGCCTTTGGCGACCGAAACGGCTATGAAATAACGCTTTCCGGGATGGAGCCTGACCCGATGTTCCTAATCGCATCAACAGTCTTTACACCATCGACTGCACAGATACTCGGATCGTAGTATCTTTGACTTAGGTTTTCATCACTGAGGTTTGAGAGGGGCAGTCAGCAATGGCTGCCCTTCTTATTTTTACGGCCATGAAGATTTGTATCGTTTACAACGCCCATCCAACCGGGTGCAGTTATTACCGCCTCGAAATGCCGAACGCATACTTGGGCGACAACTACCCGGAGTTTGACTATGTGTGCGTTGAGAATATTACGACCATTAGCGACGAGGGATTAAAGTCGATAGACCTGTTCCTGTTCAGCCGTTTGTGGTGTCAAGGCACTATGGAGCAGGTGGAGAATGTCTACAAAGCCCTGACCCAATTCGGGGCAAAAGTCATCCTTGACTTGGACGATTATTGGGTCCTTGAGAGCGGACACATCATGTACCGCCACTACCACGAAACCAAACTCGCAGAGGTCATCCGTAAGCACATCAAATTGGCTGACTGGGTAACTTGTACCACCGAGCATCTTGCTGCTCGCATACGGCCTCTAAATGCGAATGTGAGCATTCTGCAGAACGAGCCCTACGAAGCCTATCAGCAATTTATTCCCAACCCTGACGAAGAGCCTGACAAACACCTCGTCAAGTTCGGTTGGTTCGGTGGTGCGCAGCACGGAGAGGACATGGAACTGCTCCGTGAGGGGATGCAGAAACTACGCTGGGACGCAAACTTGGATGGCAAGTACAGGCTCTACCTCGGAGGGTGGAACGACAACAACCCTGTTTATGAAGGCTACGAAAAGATAATCAGCGACCAAGGCAACAACCCAAACTACGGACGCATTCAGGCTGCTGACATCTACTCGTATGTGGGAGGTTACAACTTCGTGAACGTAACCCTTGCACCGCTCCGGGACACCAAGTTCAACAAACTCAAGTCCGAGTTGAAGGTCGTCGAAGCGGGCTGGATGAACAAGGCGATTATCGCATCCGAAACCATCCCCTACACCGATGTCATCCGACACGGAGAGAACGGGTTTCTCGTTCCTTACAACAAGCCGAAAGATTGGTACAAGTACATCAAGCAGTTGATTCTTGACCCCGACCTGCGCAAAGGTTTGGCTGACAACCTCACACGGGACATCAAGAAGCAGTTCAACGTATCCGAAACCGCCAAGAAGCGGGCCGAACTATACAGGCAGATTGGGCGCAAATTGTGAAATTCGGGGGCATCGCACATTTACAAGCAGATGCTTTACCTGAACCCTGACACGACCAACACCCTGACGGTTACTTGGACCGAGCGAGCCAGCACGGGGGACCGCTACATCTTGCGACTCACGAGCATTGCCAAGAACACCACGACCGATTTCACCCTGCTGAAATCTGCCAACCTTTCCAACTATACCAACCGCTATGACCAATTTTCGATTGCCGTGGGGTCGCTTGAAACAGGCTCGTATAAGTATGAAGTTTACGATACCAATAGCACGGTTGCCGCTGCTTTGGCGGTCGTTGAAACGGGCTTGGCATTTATACAAACCGCAACGATAGGCTTCAACACCTACTCCAATTCCATCCAGTACACCGTCTTTGGGGCATCCGATGAGGGTGTCTTTGATTCCACTTTTGATTCAACTTTTGACTAATGAGCGTACAAACACGAAGCCAACTCCAAGGGAGTGCTGCTACCATTACCAACGAAACCGCTGCCGGGGCGAACACCGCTGCACGGGTGGGCGGTTTATTTGACGACCTTGCTGATACTGCGACCCTGAACCGGGAACGGGGTTTTGGCTCATTGACCGTTGCATCCAATACCAACTTCACCCCAACAAGCAATTCAGCGGTCAAGTTGACGATTGCGATGGACGAAGGGATTTTGTCAACCTACAACTTTACGATTAACAAAAGCACCTGCGTGATTACCTACACAGGCATCGCTGGAGCTGCGTTGAAGGTGTCTGCAAATATGACCTTTTCGGCAAGCAACAACAGGGAATTTGACTGGTACATCGCCAAGGGAGGCACACCGATAGCATCCAGCAAGGCAGGGGTTACAATGAGCCACGACAATGGCCATGCGGTCTATTTTGAAGCCTACCTCACCGCTGCGGTCAACGATGACTTTACCATCATGGTCAACTCAAAGAACTCTGCTGAACCCATCACGATTCAGTCCCTCAACTTTACCGCAGTAACGCTATGAGTAATAAATCTACTCAACACTTCACCCAATGGCTTGGGATAGAACATAAGGTCCCAGTCATGCTGGAGAACCGCTCCGGCAAGTACATCACCTACGGCTTTGCCAACGAATACCCCTACTACCTTCTTGACAACTATCGCAGGTCCTCAAAACACAACGCCATCGTCAACGGCAAGGTCAACTACATCATGGGCGGAGGATGGCAGGCAGGCGACAACCTGACCGTTGAACAAGAGGCCCGGTTCATCAAGTTTTTCGACGGACTTTCCAGCACCGAGGACCTCAACGACATCACCGAGAAACTGGTCCTTGACTTAGAACTATTCAACGGCTTTGCGGTTGCAGTTACTTGGTCCAAACTTGGGACCATCGCCAAGATGGAACACGTCCCGTTTGAGAAGATTCGCGTGGACAAAGAGGAGAAGATGTTTCAGGTGGCCGACTGGTACAACGACGATATGATGCAGTTGTTCCCGAAGGTCGGGGACATCGAGAAAATCCCGGCCTTCGACCCGGAGAATCGCCTCGGAAAGCAGTTGTTCTACTATCGGGTCTACGCAGCAGGCGTGAAGCACTATCCTCTCCCCGAATACATCGGGGGGAATGCTTGGATTGAGGCAGACGTGCAAGTAGCGAACTTCCACAACAACAACCTCCGCAACAACTTTTGGGGGGGATATCTGATTAACTTCAACAACGGCATCCCGACCCCCGAAGAACAGGGAGACATCGAAAGGCAAATCAAACGCAAGTTTTCAGGAACCGACAACGCTGGTCGATTCGTTGTAACCTTCAACGACGATGCAGCCAAGGCCCCGACGCTGGAACCGCTCACTCCGAGCGACATGGATAAGCAGTTCGAGATATTGAACAAGGCCATTCAGCAAGAGATATTCATCGCACATCGTGTAACGAATCCAGCGTTATTCGGTGTCAAAACCGAGGGCCAACTCGGAGGAAGGACTGAATTAGTCGAGGCTTACGAACTATTCAAGGCGACCTACGTCAACGACCGGGTGCGCAAAGTGGAGCGGATGATCAATTATTTGGGATCCTTTAATGGCGTTGAGGGTATGGAACTTATCCCCGTAGAGCCGATTACCGAGCGACTAAGCGAACAAGCCCTGTTGCAGATAATGACCAAAGATGAACTGCGTGAGAAAGCAGGTCTGCAACCCTTGGAAAAGCCTGCCGATGTGGTTGGACCTAATCCCCAACCCGACGAGCAACCGCAAGCCGTTGAAGCCTTGCAGAGCAACGACAACATCAAGAAACTATCAGGCCGTGAGTACCAAAATCTCATGCGTATCGTCAGGCAGTATATGCAGGACAAAATCACTCTTGAAATGGCTCGGACCATGTTGTCAGCAGGGTTCGGTTTGTCTGCCCAAGAGATTGACACGATGCTCGGAGTGCAGGCCCAAGAGTTCAGCGAACCGACTTGGGGCGAAGAGGACGACGAGGACTACGGATGGGGCGACGAAGAGTTCAAGGTCTTGGAAGTGGTTGCAAGCAAGTTCGGCTGCCATGCCGACGATTACCATGTCATGCACTCCAAGCCGATGCGGTTCGACACCAACATAGACGAAAACATCCGTTTGGCCTTTGCCGAATTAGGCGAGGAAGAGGTTGAACTTGACAAGAAGATTGAAGCCTACCGCAAAAAGAACCGGGACGCATCGGTTGAAGAAATGGCCAAGGAGTTCGGAGTCAGCAAAGCCAAGGTCGCCAAGCGAGTCGCCTACTTGATCACCAAGGACCGCTATCCTATCAGCAGGGCCGTGGACAAGATAGCCGAGCAGAACCTTCCCAAGAACGTGAAGGAAGTTGCCGAGCCAGTACTGGAGGTCCGCTACAAGTACGCATGGGCCACGGGTTTCAGTAACAAGGACAAAGGCTCCAGCCGTGAGTTCTGCAAGGTCATGCTGGACTTGGCAGGGCAAGGCAAGGTTTACACCCGTGAGGACATCGACGGGATTTCTGCAATCATGGGATATTCCGTATGGAATCGCAGAGGCGGTTGGTATCACACACCCAGCGGAGTGAATCGCCCCCAATGCAGGCACGTATGGGAGCAGCAACTTGTAATCCGCAAAGGCAACAAAATTTCAAAGGCATGAAGGCACTATTCATAAGCGAAGAAACGCTGCTCGACAACTCGATAATCAACGAGAATGTATCCTACACCCAAATCCGTCCTACGGTTGTCAAGGTGCAGGAGATGCGGATTCAGCCCATCGTTGGCTCTCCGTTGTATGGGGAACTGATTACCCAAGTGGTCAGCGGTTCAACGTCTGCACTCAATCAAACGCTGCTGGAGGACTACATTCAGCCGGCTATGATTCAGTGGCTCTACTACGAGTTGCCAATGGTCTTAGCGTTCAAGTACATGAACAAGGGGATGGTCCGTAGAACAAGCGAGGAATCAAGCCAAATGAGCATGGAAGAGATTACCCGGCTGACCGACAAAGTCAAGAACGATGCCGAGTGGTACTCCGAACGCATTACCCGGTACTTGATGGAGAACCGCAACGCCTACCCTCTTTGGAACTCGCCTCCGTCTGCTTTGGATACCATCTACCCGAACGCAACCAACTACCGCACCGGGATGGTCCTTGACCGCAACAGGAGGATGGGAATCAGCAACCTTGACTACCCCTACCCTTACGGTCAATTCGGGGCGTGTAACGACTGCTAAGCATGGGAGCGCATAAAAAAAACATACTGAAACTGCAGACTTATGTCATGGATAAAAATCAAGCAAGCCCTGCTGGACCTTGCAAATGCTCATCCTCAGGTCAACTCCTTCGGGACGGGCGACCCTCTTGCGGTAGGCACGGACAACACCATCAACCTGCGAACCCCAAGCCGTGAGCGTATCGTCTATCCGCTCGTTTTTGCGGACGTTCAGTCTGCAAATACTGACGCTGGTACTTTGGACTTGGTGGTTGGGGTTTACTTTTCTGACCGTGTTGAATCCATTAAGCCGATGGGCGGAGTGGTTTCGGGAAGCCCTACGCTGGGTTGGCAGGACAACGAGGATGAGGTCTTAAGCGACCAACTGCAGGTAGCACAGGACTTCATATCGTCGCTCACAAACGACCCAAGCGAGGACTGGACCCTCTCATCCAGCGTATCGCTTACACGCTTCGTAGAGAGCCGGGACGACCGCACGGCAGGATGGCAGGCGACGATGACCTTTGAGATTCCGTTCGGCCATTCGGTTTGTGAAATTCCAACCTAAAAGACATTTACAATTAAACGCTAAAAAATGCCTACACCCATATTGCAACAAATGCTCGGTCAGGGCGGTACGATGGAGTTCGTTGACGCTGCCGTTACAGGCAAAAACTACGACTTCCTTGTAGTCAATACCGCAGCGACCTTCACAACCCTTACTGGAACTGGAAGCGAAAACCTGCTAACCGCTTACGCTATGAGTGGCAAGTCCGTTTCCGCTGGCATCGTGATTTCAGGACGCAATGGCGGTAAGATTACTGCCGTTACGCCTTCGGTGGGTTCGGTCATCGGTTTCACATTCCTCTAAGATGCTGATAGGTTACGGCTACGGCTACCCGACCAACCAACTGCTTGGCGGTGGCAATCCGTTTTGGCTTGCCTTCAACCAACGTGCAGACGCTGACGGGGCTTTGCCTGCCGAGGCTGC